ATTTAATAGTTGGAACAGGCTGGAACGCTGGTTGTTCTTCCGGTCACGGAGGACTCTCCTAATGCCAAATTATCAAGGCGTTTGGTCGCTCTCCACGCAGTATCAAAACAGCACAGGGTGGCCGAGCGCTCCGCTAAACATAGGGTTGTTTGCGGGCGGTATAAGTGGTGCCACTAGGTACAACATTATTGACCAAATAACAATTATCACTACAGGTAACGCTTCTGATTTCGGCGACTTGTTAGCCACTACAGCATTGCTTGCTGGAGTAGCTTCGTCTACAAGAGGTGTTTTTGCGGGAGGAAGCCAAGGGTCTCCTAATGAACTCAACGTAATACAGTATGTAACATTAGCTAATTCAGGTAATTCCATTGATTTCGGCGATTTAACTTTGGCAAGACGCGCCTTAGGCGGCGCTTCTAATAATGTGCGAGGTATTTTTCTTGGCGGGTCTGCTCCTTCGGCTTCAAATGTAATTGACTACATAACTATTGCTTCGACGGGTAACGCTATTGACTTTGGTGACGCAGTTGAAGCAATAGAAAATGGCATTGCAGGAGCGGCATCAAGCACACGAGCTTTATTTGCTGGTGGACAAGATTCTGGTGGAAACTCAAATGTTATTCAATATGTCACGATTGATACGACAGGCAATGCTACTGACTTTGGTGACTTAACATCCGCAAGAAAAGAGGGCGGAGGTGTTTCATCTGGGACAAGAGCATGTTTTGCAGGTGACGCAGACACAGCGTCGAATGTTATAGATTATGTGACTATTGCCACTACTGGTAATGCTACAGACTTTGGAGACTTAACCATTGGAAGGTCTGGGCCGGGCGCGGTTTGCACAACAGTGAGGGGCTGTTGGGGTGGAGGAGCAAATTCTTCGGGAGTAAGAGTAAATGTTATTGACTACATTACAATAGCATCCGCTGGTAATGCTACAGACTTTGGAGATTTGACACAAAGTCGCACTCAACTAACTGGGGCATCTTCAAATCACGGAGGACTCGCCTAATGTCCAAGCGTTACCAAGGCAACATTATTACTGACTCTCCCACCGATCCGACAACAAGCGCGGCAAGCGGTGTTTGGTCTTTGGCAGAGCAAAATACCTTCAAGGGGGCGGGTAATTGGCCTATAGCTCCAGATATAACTGGAGATATTGGTTTATTTGCAGGGGGTAGCGGCAAAGATACTATCCAGTACATCACAATCACAAGCACTGGCAACGCAATTGACTTTGGCGACTTGAGCCAAAACACCGCCTATCTGGCTGGTTGCTCATCTTCAACAAGAGGGGTTTTCGGTGGGGGCTCAACCGAAGTTGACAGGATTGAATTTGTGACAATTGCAATACTCAGCAATTCAACTGATTTTGGCGACTTAACACAAGGAAGATACGGCTTAGGAGGATGTAGCTCCGACACGCGAGGCATTTTTGCAGGCGGCGGGACTAACACTACTAACGAAGAAAACACAATTGACTACATCACGATTGCATCCACTGGCAATGCCACTGATTTCGGAAATTTGCACGAAGCAAGAAGATATCTTGCGGGGCTATCCTCTACAACGAGGGGGGTGTTTGGCGGGGGTGATCCTGCTGGATCATCAGCGACAGACAAAATTGACTATATAACAATTGCCTCAACAGGCAATGCGGCAGATTTTGGAAATCTAGTAGAAGCTCGCCGCGAGATAGGTGCCTGCTCCTCCTCGACGAGAGGCCTTTTTGCCGGAGGGAATACAGGCTTTGGACAATCAAATCGGATTGATTACATAACGATTGCCTCGACGGGTAATGCGAGTGATTTTGGGGATCTAACGTCCTCAAGGGCATATCTGGCCGCCACATCAAATTCGATCAGAGGGGTTTTTGGTGGTGGTAGCAATGTTATGGATTATGTGACTATTGCCACTACTGGTAATGCTACAGACTTTGGTGATTTACTTGCATCGACAACTCAATTAGCCGCCTGCTCCAATTCGCACGGAGGTCTGTCGTAGTGCCAAAAGTAAAAGAAAAAACAGAGCTAGTCGCGCAGGACATTAACATCCACCTGCCTGCGGCAAAGCCAGAATACAAGTCAATGCTGGCTAACATACAGGAAAAGGCTCCTGCGATAGCACAAGCGTCCAGTAACTTTTACAAGTCGCATTCGCAAATGATGAGCGTGACGCTGGATGTGACAGCCATTACGCCGATCCGCTCTGTTAAACACAGCTTGGCAGAGATTGAAAAGACCAAGTCCGCGTTGCAGGAAGGTTACTTCCGCATGAAAAAAGATGAGGTCAAGCTAAAAAAGATTGAGCGGAAGATCACTCAAGAAGAGGATCATTTGGAGCGTGAACTTCTTGAAATTAAGCGCGATGAGTTGATTGCCAAGGCCGAGTCATCAAGGGGCTATGTAGAGGGCGCTATTCGTAAGCTGAACTTCTTTACCAATCAATATGACAGCCTGATGGAAAAGCTGGGTAAGGACACGCTGACCGAAGAAGATTACGAAGAAGAAGAGATCAAGTACCACATTATGACCTGTATGAAGCAGGCACTAAATGCCGCCAGAAGTCGTAATGGAATGATTGATGAAGGCAACTTGATCTACATATTTGATCTGGGCATTAACGCCGCTCAAGCGCAAGCCGAAGTGTTTTCATACCTTCAATGGGAAAACGAACTGGTCAAGCAGGGAAAAGCGCCAGAGCATCATCATACGGTGCAATGGCTTGAGGGATGTGCTGAAAAGTGGAAGCATTGCCCAACGGATTTTGCAAACAGTAGGGGCTTCCAGATAATGGACAGAACCTCATTAACAAACACGCCGCTTTTAAAGGAGGCTAGTGATGCCGCATAAAGTTGTTAAATATCGCCTTACGCCGGAAGGCACTATTCCTACGTTTCTTAAATTTGGCGTATCGCAATCCACAGGTGGCATGTATGCCGTTGCAGACAGCGGAACAGCGAGTCCACAAGATTGGATTATGATCGGCATATCTGATGATGGTGCAGACATATCTGAGGCGATTGAAGAGGTTACATCGCAGGCAGATTTGCAGACCTATCTTTCGACTCAGGCAACCGCAAATAGCTGGACTGATCCAGACCCAGATAACCCTGACGCGACAGTGCCTTTTGACGCGGCGGCTCATGCACAAAGAGTTTGGGATGATCTGACCGCGTTGAATGGCGGTTAATATGTGCAAGTTATTGCCCTTTATTTGGTGCTTGACACTTATGTTTATACATGGGCAATAGGTAGCAGGACTCGCCTTCAAAGTTACAGGATGTGCGTCTACAAGGAGATTGAGGGAGATCCCGAGAAGACGTGGACTTTTTATTTGGATTATCAGACAGGGAGATGTGATCCGTATGTAATACATAGGGTGTCTGATGATCGATCCAATCTCCGCCGTGGCGGCCGCGACTAAAGCGTATGCTGGCGTGCGCGCATTCATCGAGGCAGGCAAAAGCATCGAAGACACCTTCCAAGTTGTGGCCAAATGGCAGGGCCACGCATCTGATGTGCTATACGCCAGCCAACGCCACAAAAAAAGAACCAACCCCCTCAAAAAAATTGTTTTTGCTGGATCTGTAGAGGCAGAAGCGGCCCAGATGTTTGCGGCCAAAAAGCGCATTGAAAACCAACGAAAAGAATTAATTACCCTGTTGCAGTATGCCTACGGGAATGAAGGCGTCGCCGAGTATCGGCAGTGCGTGAAAGAAGTGACAGAGCAAAGACAGCGCGAGATATATGCCCAGCAGGAAGCCAAGGACAATTTAGTCAAGTCGTTTTGGATTATTGTGCTTTTGGGTGTTGCTGGGGGCATTATTAGCGTTATTGTAAACGCAGTGACAAGCAGGGGGATGTGATGTGTAGCGACAGAATGGAAGCCCTTCTGGTAGGCGCGGCAATCTCCGCAGGACTCCTTGTGGTGGCCTTGACGGGCTTGATTTGCGGAGCGATTGCTTGGATTATCTAGGGCCACACTGATAACATTGTCAATGACTCGGCGGGGTGTTGTGGCTAAAATGGATGACGATATGAAACAAGTTGTAGACACGGTTTCTGTAGCAACCGCAGTGGGCACTGTCGCGGCAGTTTTGCCGCCTTTGGCCGCACTCTTCACGATTGTCTGGACCCTGATCAGGATCTGGGAAACCGACACCGTGCAACACCTTTTCCAGAAAAAACGGAAACGGGACGCAAAAGGCCGGTTTTTGCCCGAGGATGATGAATGATGCTTGACGCACTGATCGGCCCCGTCACGGGGCTTCTCGACAAGTTCATCCCTGACGCGGATGAGCGTAATCGTTTGGCCCATGAGATCGCCACCATGTCGGAGCGGCATGCCCATGAATTGGCTAAAGGTCAGATAGAGATAAATAAAGCTGAAGCGACGCACAAATCTATCTTTGTGGCGGGCTGGCGTCCAGCAACCGGCTGGTGTTGTTCAATCGCTTTAATGTGGCATTTCGTGTTGCAACCGCTCGCCACTTTTGTGATTGCGTACACGGGCATAGAAACCCCACCGCTACCGGCATTCGACATGGATAGCCTGCTTACCGTGCTTCTCGGAATGTTGGGGCTCGGAGGTCTAAGGACGTTTGAAAAGACCAAAGGGGTAGCGAGGGAGAAATGATCACTCCCGACACATTAGACCGCTGGCGCATTCTGCCTCGGCTTGTCATGTTCGTAATGATCGTGATGACTTATCGAGTGGTCGAATGGTTCATGGATTTGTCTGACCCCAATCCAGAACAAGCGGCCTTGGTCAGCGTAATGACGGGGGCCCTTACCGGCGCTTTCGGGCTTTTTCTGGGGTCTGGCAAGAAAGAATAATGCACACCTCACAGGAAGGTATTGATCTCATCAAGCATTTTGAGGGCTGTGAGACAAAAGCCTATCAATGTAGCGCTGACGTATGGACTATCGGTTATGGCCATACTTTCTGCGTCAAAGAAGGCGACAAAATCACCGAAGAAGAGGCCGAGTCCCTTTTGAAAGAGGATCTTTGCCACTTCGAAGAGCACGTTGACCGGCTTGTCACAGTCAGTCTCAACCAAGATCAATTTGATGCCTTGGTGTCTTGGACGTTTAATCTCGGTCCCACCAATCTCAAGGAAAGCACCCTGCTCCGTAAGCTCAATGAGGGCCATTATGATGATGTGCCCGCAGAAATGGCGCGCTGGAATCGCGCTGGCGGAGAAGTTCTTGAGGGGCTAAAGCGCCGCCGCAAGGCCGAGGGCGCGCTTTGGCAGGGGCTAGAGTGGCGAGATGCCTAATTTAGCGCTCAAAGACTTCGAAATACTATCTGAGCAAGAGCAACAAGAAGCGCTTGCCCTGCTCGACAGATACA